GGTCGAATATCGAGTCGAATATCAGGTCGAATATCAGGTCGAATATCGAGTCGAATATCTGGTCGAATATCGAGTCGAATATCAGGTCGAATATCAGGTCGAATATCGAGTCGAATATCTGGTCGAATATCAGGTCGAATATCTGGTCGAATATCAGGTCGAATATCGAGTCGAATATCTGGTCGAATATCAGGTCGAATATCTGGTCGAATATCAGGTCGAATATCAGGTCGAATATCGAGTCGAATATCGAGTCGAATATCTGGTCGAATATCGAGTCGAATATCAGGTCGAATATCTGGTCGAATATCGAGTCGAATATCTGGTCGAATATCTGGTCGAATATCGAGTCGAATATCAGGTCGAATATCGAGTCGAACGGCCTAGAGTTCTTTGATTTTGCATACTACGGATGATGCCGAGATCTCGGATGGGTGGCGTATTTTGATTACTACATTTCGGCAGGTATTGATATTTGAGATACCACAAAGTATGAAATATTCAGAGATATGATGCTCTGAGGTGTCTATGATATGATTCAATTCGAAAACTATTGTATTGTGATCGAACTCCCAAAAGAGATACACCAACAAGCAGATAACAGACTCAGTAATACCAAGTGACCTGCTGTTCTTTTCAAAGACGGTTATGAACTTTTCTATATAGGTGGAATTGCTATAAATTCTCCAGAAGAGTTTGATAAGATCGTGAATGATAAGTACACGGTCGCGGAACTTCTTTCAATCGAAAATAATGATACGCGAGCTATTGCCTATGAATACTTCAACAAGGAAAAATTTGCAAGTGAGCCTCATAAGATTCTTGATGAACAAATCGATTGAAAGTGAAATCCTATGAAGATTGTAGAATTCACAGATAAGAAAATCTGAAGATTCTATGTCGGAATATGTCCTTCCACAAAGAAGACTCACTATATTGCAACACGTGAAATCACTTGTGTGAGAGCAAAGGAAGCAAGTTTTTGAGTATCAGATGTTGAATTTATCGAAGAGTATTAAAATTACCTATAACTTACCTTACCCATGACTCAAGCAATCGTTACAGTCGAAAATCTCAAGAAGACACTCTTTCTTGAGCAACAGAAGCATCTCGTATCTTTCCTCTGAGATGAGGATAGAGCCAATAAATTCCTCGGAGCGGTTGTATACTGCTTCCAAGCGGTTCCAAAGCTCGCGGAATGTTCCCAAGAATCGATAGTGTCCGCATTCATGAAATGTGCGGAGATCAATATATTCCCATCCTCGGTATCTGGACTTGCCTATGTGCTTCCTTATAAGGGAAAAGCGCAATTCCAACTCGGATATAAAGGTATCGTGGAGCTTTTTTACCGATCAGGCGTGAAGGATATTCGAGCGGAGATCGTGAGAAAGCATGACATAGACAACAAGAACTACTCTGAGGTGAATGGTGTTATCACACACACCCCTGATGTATTCAATCCTGAGCGTCGGAAGACTCCGGCCGTTTGAGCATACGTCATTATCACACTTGTGAATGGTGGTGTACTCTCAAAGTCCATGGATAAGGATTCAATCTTAGATATCGGAAGTAAATTCTCTCAGTCGTTTTGAACTGATTTCACACCATGGAAGGAAAAGAATGATCCTGAGCTTTGGATGTGGAAGAAAACAGTCCTGAAGCAACTCGGAAAGCTTGTTCCTCAGAATGAAACTATCATGCGCGCTATTGATTACGATAACGAGTGAGATACGGATTTCTCTGAGATTCAGAAGAATCAAATGCTTGAACGTGCGAATAGACCCTCAGAGTGAAATGTTGCCGACCTTTTAAATCCACCTGCACCTTTTGCACCGCCTCCGGTTGTCGAGTGAGCGAATATAGTACCTCCAACTCCAACAACTGGAACGATAGCAGATGCTGTATAAATACTACCCATGGAAATTATCAATTGTGAACAATGATCCGATGAATGGAAACAAGCTCGAGCGTGAGTTATCACATGAACCAGACTCAAGAGTATCATGTCCAAAAAGGCAGATACCAGGATCTGACTCATATGTGAGCTCATCTCGGAGAAGATGGCTCCTATTCCAGAAGGATATAAGAGTGATGCGATGGAAAGATGACACGTTGCTGAGGCTGTACTCAAAGAGATCTATGGTGATAAGGTGGAGTCGATAGGATTTATCAAGAAATATTCATGGCTTGGGATCTCACCGGATGGACTTGAAAAGGTCGAGGATAGATTCGAGGTATGATACGAAGTGAAGGCTCCTGAGCCGAAGGCTACTATGCGTTGCTGGATCGAGAATAAAGTGCCTGATGAATACTTCTGGCAATGTATCCATTATTTTGTCGTGATCGATGAGCTAAAAAAACTCAATTTTACCATATTTAATCCAGATATGAGAGATGAGTTTTTTCGCATCAAGACTATTGTCCTGACAAGAGAAGAACTTGCACCCTTTATCGAAGAAGCAAAGACCGCTATCGCGATATTCTACAATGAATGGATGGCGATAGAAAAGAAACTTATTTTACTAAAACCTATATAATTTATGTCTACCGAAAATGAAACAAAAACTGAGGATACCGAACTCATCCCCTTCTATGAACCTGATGCTGTGAAGCTCAGAGAAACGAAAGAGAAAGAGCTCCAGATACTTGCGGAAAAAGCGAAAAAACTGTGCGAGCTTGATATAGTAGATAACAAGACATACGACCTCGTACACAAGCAACAGATGGTACTCCGTGAGGCTCGTATAAATATCGAGAAGTGACGAAAATCCTTCACTGAGAAGATGCAAAAACAGGTCAAGGATGCAATTCAAATAGAGAAAGATCTTATTGCAATCATATCTGAAACTGAAGAAGATCTCAAAACCAAGAAAGAAGCCTACGACAAGAAAATTGAAGAGGAAAAAGCTGAGGAGGCACGAAAGAAGGAAGAGGAGTTCAACTCTCGTGTGAATGCGCTTGCTCAGTATGGATATATCCATGATGCCTTTGATCTCAGGGTAAAATCTGAAGAAGATTTCCAAGCTCTTCTCACGGAGAGAAAGCAGATTTTTGATGATGCTGAAAATGCTCGTATCGCCCAGGAGGAGAAAGAGAAAAAAGATCGTGAGGAATTTGAGAAACAGAGGGTAGAACAAGAAGAGAAAGCAAAGGCACTCCAAGCTCGCGAAGACGCTCTCAAAGCAAAGGAGACTGAGGAGGCACGAAAGAAAGAGATAGCTGATGCTGAGGAGCGCGCTAGAAGGCAAGCCATCGAAGATGCTCGTATCGCTCAGGAGCGCAAAGAAGCTCAGGAAAGACAAGAGCAAGAGGAGAAAAAGAAGCAGGAGGCTGAAGAGCAAAAGAAGCTTGAGAAAAAGAAGGCGTATAAAGCGTTTCTTATGGAGTATGGATATAAGGCAGAAGATGAAAAAGACTTTCTTATAGAAAGACATACAGATAAGATCGTACTTTACAAGAAGCTTTGAGAGTTTCCTTTATAGTTCAATATTACAAATATTAATTTTACCAATAATCATAACCATATGAAAAAATATGCCGTCATTCTTTTTGCGATTACTATCGCATATGTATCAACTTTCTTTTTTCAAAAAGAAGACTCACTTCTCAATAAAACCATTGCGGAAAACACGCGTGTATACGAGGAGTGTTTTAGAAAAACTTCTACGACAATGGGTTCTTGAGAAGTTTCCCTGACAGACACTGAGCGATACAGACTATCAACAGATTGTTGGAGAACTAAAAGAAAGTTTACCCCTGATGATCTGTTCTTGACTGTACCTAAGTATCTGGTGGATGAAAAGAAGTGTGCGATATCTCAAGGTGAAGATTCACACGTGGAAATGAGAAATGGTGGAATGTATGCGACAGATCTGGCGTGTAATTTCAAAGAGCAAGGAGTATACGCTCCGGATTATCTCAATGATATGAAGGAATACAAAATCGAATCAACCTGAGTCGATAAACTCCTCGGGAACTTTGTGGTTATTGCCTTCAAGGATCAAGGAGACATTAGGTGGTACTTCGGGCACACTGTGCTTGACTGATGATTCAAGGTCGGCGATACTATCACGACATGAACTCGATTTGCTCACGCGAATATCTCAGGATCTACAACTGGTTGGCATACACATGTTGAACTGCGAAGAAGCAATGACGGCGCATGGCAGAGTGTTCGGTATGTCACACGTTTTAAGGAAATAGCTCTTGAGAATAAAAGGATGGAGATAGTACCTTCTGCGAATGCGGGGAATGAAAATACCTATTTTTTCACTCACTATGATCTATGAGACGTAAGTCAAAATGATGCAAGTCCTTGCCACTGAGCATCTTGAAAAGATCTGTGTGAATTGCAAAAGCAAGGGGTATCTACGATGGCACTTACTTCAGATATACGAAAAAAGCTCGATATAAAATTTGGTGATAAGGTTGTACTCATAGGGCAAAAGTGATGTGAGTGAGTGTATCAAGTAGAGGATGAAATGAATGAAAGGTTTCGCACTACTCCATGAGTACAGCGACCTTGAACTTCCTATTATATAAAATGAGATCTTCCAGGTAGGCCTGGTTGAATTTGTTCCGTGATTCCATACGCGAAGATATAGCTTTCAATGGTGCTCTTTTATGAGGGCATCTTGAAGGGTAAATCCTTCTTTTATTCTTTTTCTTTTTTACTATGGTACACGATGACGAAACAGTAGATTCTACGTCTATTCAGGAAGCTCCTACAACAGAAGCTCAGAATACTGAAACTCCTTCTGATGATATGGCTGAGGCTCCAAAGGTAGATGAATCCGCTGATGATAACGATGAATAATTATTCCCTCGTTAAGAGGGTATAGCAGACGAAAGTCACTCACAGATCCTAGAACTCGAAAGACGGCGTTGCCCTGCGTAGATCTGGATTCGGTAACAAGGGGGTATGAGTTGCCTGCTATACTCTCTCTGCGAGAGAAATTTACTCCTAATTTTTTCCTTATGGTAAAAAGAATATTTGTGGTGGTCGTGTTCTCAGTATTCATGATCTGTGCATATGAACTACTCAAAGATTTTTGATTCCCTCATGTGGCAATCCTATTCTCCGAATCTCTCGTGTTCTTTTCATGTATTGGAGTTATATTTCATGATATGGCTGTGCAAGAATATCGTGGTAAAAAGCCGGAAACATGGTGAAAAGCTACCAAGAAGTCTCAAATTGAAAAAGACCATAAGAAACACTTGAGTGTTTATGTCAACTCAAAGAGGCCTACACCAAATAAAGGTAAGAAAATGAGTGAAGCTCAAAAGAAAAAGATCTCAGATACCAAAAAGGCACAATTCGCTCAGAAAAAGGCACAGGTTGCAAGAAATGCGAAAGGTAAGTTTGTGAAAAAGACGGTTACCAAGAAATAGTATTCCCTCCTTATGAGGGTCGTGATAAGCTCGCTATTATATGTTCTGATCATATATGCAAATATGGTTTTACTACAACATATACTTGTCACGGCTCTCGTAATGAGATTGTTGAAAGGGTATAGTAGTGGCAGACAGTGATTCTGCGAGTTGTGCACAACTGGGTGAACTGAAGAACGCTATAAGCGTAGGTAATCTACCAAACCGGCAATATTCGGGATCGAAGCCCGGCCATCCCTGCAAGTCAAACCTTGCCTACTATACTCTTTTAATAATTTATATGCGCAAACATTGAAAGCCACATTGGAGCGAAATAACTCCCTCCATAGATTTTAGAGAAATTGATGCCATGATAAGGAAGTGAGAAAGAGTCAAACGAAAGGCGGATCTGCTTCTCAAGAAAATTTCTTAAATATAGAAAGTAATTTTTAACCAACCCAGAAGGTTTTTCAAATATGGACAACATAGCAATGATCCAAGAAATGTTTTGACCTGAAATTGAGGTTGAATGAGAAATGGTAAAATTCTCACCTGAGATTCACGATATTTTCCGTGTGGCAGATTCCTGAAAAACTGTCATCAGGTGATGTATCATAGTGGCAAATGATAATGATGATCTATATCATATTGTCTTCAAAAGAAAACGACGAATATGAGAGACGGAAAGTAAAGGAAAGATGTGGTTCAACGACTATCCAGATAGATGTACCACTGAAAGTGTAAGAGATTACGACATGCATAAATCTCTACTGAACCAAGATGAATTACTTCTTGAGAATTTAATAGAAATATTTTCCTGAGAGCCTGACGAAAATTCCTATCAAAATTAAACAACATGACTAACTCAATATCTTTCACTCTCACAGACTCCACAACCTCTCTCGCCGAGTTCGCTTCTAGGCATCCCTCTACTAAATTAATAGAACGTGTAAAAGAACGTATCTGGAGTGAGATTAAACCGCAATTACTAACAAAATAGAATATGAATCCTGTACTACCCCCATACCTTGCGAACATTCAATACCTTTCAGAGTACTGGTGGTCTGTTGAAAAGAAACTCGATGAGTTGTGAATCCCGAAGCGGGACGAGAAGGGAGATTATAGTATTGAGTATAGAATAAGTCTTATAAAATAATAATTACACTATGAGCTACTTACACTGCCATACTTGCCACTGGTCACAAGATGACTTCTGGGATCAAAATTACAACCCAATTACTTTCCTAGAGAAAAATTACACAGAGGAAATTCTGAATAAAGACTTATGAGAAGTTATAAAACTCGACACCTTTGATGACAAGCGTGGCCGATTCATTGGTATGAATAGCATGACTCGCGAAAATTTCATTTGTGGAGAAATAGAATGAGCTTTGAGGAGAATAAAAAAGATGATTTACCGAACACACCAAGAATACAAAGAGAAAAATCCTGAATGAAGATGTCCAAATTGTTGAAACAAAGACCTTGATATTGACTAAATGAATTTAGCTCTCCTTAGATACTAATAACTATAATACTATGCAACATATAAAACAAATCATTATTTTCACATGAATAATTACCCTTATCTTTGAGCTTTGATATATATTGGAATATTTCTTCCCATGAAGATATGATATTTGAATATTCTCTGCTCTTTGAATATTCGCAATTTGGAAAATCATTGAAGTTACGATCCAAATATCAAACTATAACCCCTAATATACACCTTATGGCAAAATGCGTTTGTAAAGGCAGAGTAAAATACTACCTAAATAAAAAAGATTGTATAATTCCTTACTCACATTTATCTATATTCAAAGCAGATTTAAGATTTTACGAATTTATGACAGAAATGGAAAATTACCAAATACCTACAATCCTATAATTTTTAGCTACTTTTAGATAACCCCTACACCTTATGGAAGACATCGTGAAAATAATCTGATTCTACATGCTTGCCTGTCTTATCTGGCATACTAATTGCGGTTGGATAGGTATATGGTCGAATGAGCCTATGAAACTCGCATCTGAATGTGTAGAACTCGTAAATATATTCCCTAATTTCTATAAATAACTTACACCTTATGACCTACTCCCCACTCGACATAAAGCTATTTGAACTCTTTTCACCGAATCAGAAAGAACTGACTTCGTGAATGATTATAAAAGATGAACATGGATTCTTTCAAAAGTATCTCATGAGTATACACAAATGAAAAACTCTATGGGCATACACAAAATGAATAGGTTTTAATGCTACTTATCAAATACCCACATCACAGATAAAAGAAATCCTCTGACACGAACCAACTATCACAGACGTGTTTCGTGTGGCAAAGGAGAAGTGATGGACTCCCCAGATAAAATATGGGCTCGTAACACAGGTGAATGAATGAGAGAAAGTAGGCTCGTATCTTGGATATTTTCTCTGGATAGAACTGAATAATGGAGAGAGAGTGCCCCAATTCAATACTCTCACAAAATCAGACTATTCCAATATGAAATACAACCCAACTCTCCCTCTCCTTCAACAATCAGAAGAAACGAAGACTGAACTCATAAAACTATTCTCATAATCTCTATGTCTACACAACTATACATCCCGACTTCCGAGGATTTGGATGAACTTGGGTTTGATAGGACTCTGCATTTTTTAGAGATTGAAAAATACCTTCACATAGTCTACTTCTGACAAGAAGAAAGAAATGAGTTTTGGCAGAAATTCGTTGATAAAGACACCCTCAGAATGATTTCTATAAGAATCTACCCACGCTCTCGCGAACACCTCAAACAAATCATACAAGCCTTTTCTCCTCCCCAGTAATTACCCTCTAACAATAAATGGATATGCCAGAAGATAAAAAAACTTACAGACTCAAAATCCGAACAGAAAAAAGATGGTGGATATTCAGGTACTACGATGATGTAGAAATCATAACAGACTCTCTTGAGGAATTATATTCTCTGTTGAAATAATTTCAGTAACCAAATAATCCCATGTCACTACAACCAATCCCTACATCTTTGTAAAATCTTTTTGAGATTCGGGATAAATCAGTATAATACTCTCGCGTTTACTTCAGGAGAATTGCCATTAATGGGATTCTATCGGGGTTGTAAACGCAATTCTCCACCCCGATAGAGTTCCTTTTTTATTTGCTATGGAAGAATGGAAAGATGTTCTGTGATATGGATGATTGTATCAAGTATCGAATCTTGGCAATGTGATGAGTTTGAACTATAATCACTCAAAATCGCCAAAGCTCCTAAAAGGTTGATATAAAGGCAGATGATATACTTTTGTAAACCTTGCTGGATGAGTACAAAGAAGTTGGCTTATACATAGGCTAGTAGCTCTTGCATTTTTGGAAAATCCAGAAAACAAGCGTACAGTGAATCATAAGAACTGAATCAGAACTGATAATAGATTAGAGAACCTAGAATGGGCAACAGATAGCGAGAACCAGAAACATGCCTATAAAACATGAATGAAAGTATCCCATTGGAAGTGAAAGAAATGAGAAGACTGGTACGGTTCAAGAAAGGTTCTTCAATTTACTAAAGAATGAGTTTTCGTGGCAGAGTTTGTCTCCCTTAGAGAAGTGAACCAGAAACTATGATTTGACTCATCGAGCATCTCAAAGTGTTGTAGATGAAAACTACCAACAGTAAGATGATTCGTCTGGAAATATAAACATACTCCTAACAATACTAAAATATGACAAACTGAATAGACCAAAGATTAATAGAAAATGCCTTAGCATTGACGAATACTCCTATGGGGGAAATGGAAGAAGATTTTTACTCATCTTCATGACATAGGTTCTACTCAAAAGTAACAATGTCTAAATTCTCCTACTATCTACTTAGTCCTTGATTCATAGAGAAGTACGAACAATACGATGAACCTCTTGTATTCTGATGAAAGGAGAATGCAATGCTATTTTGAAGTGCGATATACCAGTACCAAGACTGAAACTCCGCTTCTCTTATCTCCTTACTCGAAAAAATACCATGAAATTCCAAATAACACAAAAAGCAGTCGATGAATGACGCTTTGAAGAACTCTGAGAAATAGAACTTATAGATTGTGTGGATTGATACGCATCTACACTTATCCAACGATGATACCTAGAACCAATAGATGTTTCCATGAAAGATTTTACAGAGCGTACCAAATGCAGATCTTGATCACTACATAGCGAACCTGGATAGAACTTATAACCAATAAATTTTATGCGAGAAAAAGTACTACAAGATGTCAACTGGGTGTGTAATCCTTGCTGAATAAAATATGGTAAAAAAGTTGCTGAATGCGCTACCTATCACTATGGTTCTTGTGAGGTTTGTGGAACTGAAACGAGCGTTACTCAACCAAGGGATTTTGGGTATTTATCTAAAATCAATAGAAAATCATTGTGAAATTCTCTGTAAAAATTACTTTACTTTTATTTGCAATTAAATATAATTATTTCATGCAAGAATTTTTTAAAAAACTATATGTATACTTCTTTTGAGGAATAACTATTGCATGAAAGATAAATGGTAGAAATACCATTATATCAGTCAGGAAAGACGGTACTCTTGATAAGATGTATCTTGATCCGAATTGAAGCGTTGAAAACTTCCATGTATGGAAAACGAATATGAAAAAAGAAGAGTTTGATAAGCTTGTAGCCATAATTAGATTGCAATAATGAAAAAGAAAGAACAACAAGAGCCTCAAATTGACCAGAAAAAGCTGGATAATTGGTACGCCCTGCAATTATCTCGAAGATACAGTACTCAAAATCCCGGCGAACTTCGTGCAGCGGCTATGCTCTACTGAGTGACTACAGATGTCGGTATAATCGATAAAGACGGTAATCAGCTTGTCACTATTCGTGATAAAAAGCTCCGGATTATCGCTCAAAAACCTGTTTCCTACTTTCTTTTAACCCCCCTTTCCAATGAACAAGATACAGCTCTCTAATACTCTATTTCACTCTTTTGATGGTAGTGAATCACAATTCCTCAAGACTCTCGAAGCATTCCGATCTCAACCACTTTCTGTGAAGAGCATGCAATCACTTCGAAGATTCACGAAGAAAGTAGATGAGGCTTACCAGGACTTTGTGGCAGGTAAGAATGATATTGTGAATCAATATGGTACTGAGAAATTTACGGAAGATGGTGTCACTTCTCTTGGAAAAGAACTCAAATGAGATAATCTCGAAGGAATGAAGGCATATAATGAACTTTTGAACTTGCAGACTGCTATAGAAGTAGAAATTATCAATCTTGAGGAAGAGGAACTGAAAACAGGAAAATCAATAATTATGAGTTCTAACGAATATGATTCTCTCTCATTTCTTTTTGAAGAAATGGTAGTACCTGAAGCTCCTGTGGAGAATGAGGAAGCAGAGGCTCCTTCCGAGACTCCAGAAGAAATCAAGTAATTCAAGTAACAACATAGAATATGATTCTTTCCTTCATGGCGAAGACTATCTGAGAACTCAAAGCTGAATGAATCCCTATGGATAAGTTCTCTGCGATATTTGTTCCTAGAATGATATACAATCGTATTCAACGAGAGAATATCGCAAGATGGTGAAGTGGAGTTGTTACGCAAGAACTTCGTGAAATAGAAGGTATTCCAATTGGTACTATCCCTCCCAATAAAATGGAGTATGAAAAAGTTTTTGATAGTGAAAGCGAGCTTGTGATATACTCGTGGCCACTTGAGCAAAAAGAACCATTCAGGCGCACTATTAAGATAATCTCATAATTATGGTAATCCAAACAAAAATAGAAGGAGATACTGAAATTTTCTGAGTAAAACCTTTTGATAGCAGTATTTCTGAGCTTGTGGAGATCCGTGATTGGATCATTGAGAATCCTCCAAAATTTAATATCTGAGATTGTGTCGTCTTTGAGGATACGGTATCAAATAATTCTTTTTACAGATGAATTTTTTATGATATCGTCAAGAAGCTACCAACTCCTGTAGACTGAGTATGGAAATATTCTTTTTGAGAAAATCATCTAATGATAGATGAGAACTCTATAATAAGAGTTCCAGATAGAATAATTTCCATCAAATAATTCCCCATATGGGGAATTATTATAACAACCCTATTATGAACGTACTCTCACTATTCGACTGAATTTCTTGCGGTCGTCTCGCTCTTGAACGTGCCTGAATCCAAGTTGATAAATACTTCTCCTCAGAGATCGATCCGTATGCTATCAAGATCTCATCTGCGAACTATCCTGATATTATACATATTTGAGATGTTAAATATGTGACGATGAAGCAAATATATCCATCTTTATGAAAGCCATTTAAATTATTTAAATGGTTAAGTAAAGAAAATAATTGCATGACGAGATGAGAAATGATAGATATAGATCTCCTAATCGGCGGTTCTCCATGTCAGGATCTATCCATCGCAAAGAAGGATGGGAAGTGACTCGCATGAGAAAAGTCGGGTCTTTTTTATGAATACGTCCGTATCCTCGAAGAGGTGAAACCAAAATACTTCCTCCTTGAGAATGTGGCAAGTATGAAGCAGGCGGACAAAGAGAAGATCACAGAAGTTCTCCAAGAAGTCTATCCAGATACAGAAGTCTATATGATCAACTCATCACTCGTATCTGCTCAGAATCGCAAGAGACTCTATTGGACCAATATTCCATGAGTCATACAGCCTGATGATCGATGAATCATCCTCCGAGATGTACTCGAGGATATTCCATTTGATGATGAAGAATGGGAGAGACATAATCAGGCATTAGAAGATCAAGAACAAGCGGAAATTGACTCGATGAAATTGAACTATCCGAAAAAAGCGGGTAGTTCAACATGGAAGAAATTGGATGAAAAGTATCTCACAGATAAAGTGAAACTCCAGCTCAGAGAAAAATCACTTGCGATCACTGCATCATATCAAAAGAAGAATACTCAAAACTACTTTGAGAAATCGGAGTGACAGATCATTGTTTCACAGAAAGCATATCCAGTTACTGCAACATATGCATGAGCATGTCCAAGAGATTTTCTGGAGAAATATCAGAGAGAACTCGTGATCGGACAATTTCGCAGATGATCCCATCTCCGTATACACGCAGATCAGGAGAACTCACCGACTCTCACATCAAATATGGGTACAGGTGGAAATAATGTGCCTATTATACTTGGACTCGCTCATCGGAATCGTGGCGAATGAAAACAACCTGAATGCAATGGTCAGGAGAAATCAAACTCAATGACGACTGTGCAATCTGATAGTGAGATTCTAGGAATATTCCAGATACCACGAGGAAAGAACGCTTGAGGAATCGTGGCGAATGAAAACAAGGCTCCAACTCTTACGACTTCAGATTATGCAAATAATAGCAAGGTCCTCGCAGAATATGAGCTCGAATATTACTGGAGAAAGCTCACTCCGATCGAGTGTGAACGCCTCCAGACTTTACCAGATGGGTATACAGCTCATGTCTCAGATTCTCGCAGATACAAAGCCATTGGCAATGGATGGACAGTCGATGTAATTGCTCATATTTTATCCTTTATCAAATAATACTATATGAATCTCAATAAGATCAAAAAACTTCGAGCGCAACTTGATAAACACAAGTATAAATGTAGATCTGGATGTTTCGAGTGTTGCACCCGAACACCTGCGCTAGATGAAGAGATAAAACTCATGGTAAAAGATCTCCGGCGACAAGGATATATCAATCCTCCAAATGGAAAGTGAGATAAATACTGCGAGATGCTTACTTCTGATGGTAAATGCTCTGTGTACGATCAAAGACCTATTATCTGCCGCGCTTTCTCCGATATCGGGTATGAAATCAAGAGAAATGGCAGATCAATAGTCACTCAATCTTGCACATACTGAGAAAAGAAGGTTGTGAGTGCTACTTACGAATTTACTCAATATAGCCAAGAGCTTCTAAAAAAATGAGTGGTTATAGGAAATATTGATGGCTTTCTCGAGGGAAGTAGCTATATGATCTAGATATCATTCTCAAAATGACAGACCTCAATCGGTGAAAGGTTACGGATACCGTATTTCTTTGCGATCTCGATGAGTTTCTTGTAGTCTCCACTCCATGAAGGGATTTTCTCTTTCCATGGCTTTGAGAAATTTTCTGGATGCTCAGATATATCGAAAACCACGTCTATTGCGTTTCCTGTGAGGTGATTACTCTTGAGTGTCCAAGTAACTGGTTTACCAGCCTTCGGATTGGCATACTGAGCTGGGACACCGTTCTTCACGCATTCCTGAACCGTTCGTCACTTGCCGAAAAGCTCATATTGACGTTCAATGGTACGCTTTGACTCGAATATATAGCACCATAGCTTTTGAGCTCGTGCTTCTGCAAAGAATTTCTGTACTTTCTCTTGGAAAGCTGGAGTGAGTGTATTCACTTCATGATCGATTTTGATAGCCATATTGTAAAAGGGTTATAAATAAATGGACTTGGATCTTGGTATGATATCGGTACACTGCCGGATTTTCTCACGTACTTCTTGCATTTTAGAAGCTATATCATCTATCTTGTTCAAATGGACTATCTGTTCTTCTCTTGTTCGTACTCTGCAATCCTTGAGGAGAGTATGGTACTCTTCGTTCAGACCGAGAAGTTCATTTGATAGACGAAGTACCATAGATGCTATTTTAGGGTATTGATCGGTGGAATTCAAAGATTGAATTTTCCGAAATTCTGTCATGGTTCTAATTCTCACACATTTTCTTGATCCAGGATCTGAATGATGCGCTTTGCATCAAATTGACGAGGAAAATGAAAATGGTGAGAGCTTTGTATAGGTACATGAGCATTTGCTTCAATTTCATGATGTGAGTAGTCTTCTAGTGGCATAGATTATTTCTTAAAGTGTACTTGGTTGTAGAGGTCTGGAGGCAATTCATCTTCTCTCGCATATCTCCAAGAGTATCATCATGCTGTTTTTCTTTCAGGTCTTCAGAGGGCCACATTAGATATTGTTTTGAAACTAATGCCTGTATCTTTCGAGGCATCTATCAGAGATTTATGGATTTTAACAACCTTTCCATCACTATCTATTTGTACTACTGGCTTTCCTTGCGTAATATTCATTTCAGCGTGTCACTTTAGCTTATTTTCTCACCATGTAATAAGCTGGATATTATCTAGTGAGTATCACTTTTTAGGATTTATTCTATCAATACTTGGTTTCAGTGAAGAATCATATCAGCTCTTTACCCATGTATCATACATATCTCTATATTTTTCATTCTTTCTCACAAAGTTAGTCAGTTCTTCTTTTGTGTAGGCAATATCTGGCAATCCATCACGTTTTGTGCGCAATTTCTGGTCAGCAAATAATTTAGATATAATTCAATTCTCTGTTCTTTGAGATTTCATTATAGAGTCTTTATACCTTTCGTATTGGGATAGTTTCGCCTCTTCTGCAAGTGGTGCGAGTTCTTTTGGTATATTCTTCTTCCCTATCTCTGGTAGTCTCAAGAATCCTCCTTTTGATTTAGAAAGGTTTGTAGTAGTTTGAGCAGGGGATTTTGACTCAGAGTTGCTCACTTTTGGTTTATCATTTTTCTTGTTGGTTACTTTTTCCCTTCTTGATTCGACTAGCCTTTCTTTTGCCGTTGTCTTTCCTTTTGGCTTCTCAAGTAATTCTTTTTGTTCCTTTCATGATTTATCTAGTATCTCTTGGATTTTATCTTTTTTTGCTTCTCCCTTTGGAGTCGCTACTTTCTCCTCTACCTTTGCAGGTTTTTCCCTAGATTCTACTATGCGTTCTTTGGCTGTAAGTTTCGATCAAATACTCCCACTGGTGAGCTTGCTTGTTTTAGGATCGTATGAGAGATTATTGATAATATTCTCTACTTGGGATGTTTTTATCTTCTTCACTGCATCTATGATCACCTCTGCGTCTTTTGGAGCAATATTCTTTCCTTTGTTCAAAATACGTTTAACTGCACGAGTTCAGTAACCCACCCCTTCAAGTACACGCGCAACAACAGCAGGGTGAGTAGCAACCCATACTGCTAAAGCAGCTGGGATACTTGCAAACGCAATAGCTCAGGTTGTAGCGGCACGCGCATAAGTTCCAACTTTTATTGAGCTTGCAGCTTTCACATCCTCAAAAGCCTTTAATGCTTTTACTCTCTCTCATATACCTGGGATGATCTGTTCCATTCGCGCTAACCGTGCCTCATTGCCTTTATTCGTAAGGTTGGAAACAATAGACAGAGCATTGTCTTTGAGACTTCCATCTTTATTGTATATATCACGACGAATCTGCCCAAAAAACTGCTTTTCTGGTGCATATTCTGCATCGATCTCTTTGAGTCAGGGTAGTTTCTCTCAAGCATATTCATCAATCTTCGCACGTATACCTTTCACTATTCTCTCACCATTCGTTCATACGTCACTCTTCCAATTCACAAGATCATCAAGCTTTTGGCGAAGAGACAAAAGATTTTTAGCATTCAATGTATCTTTGTATTCATCTACATATTTCAGAGCCTGTTCTATAGCACCTCTATCCTTTATTGGCAAGTCTATCAAATTGAGTTTTGAACCATCTACCAAGCCTTCTTCTCCAAGATGAGTCATCACTACGTCTCGTGCCTCTGCTTTCGGCACTTCAACTGTTGCATTCCTCACTGTATCGTACTGTTTTCACGTTTCTCATAAATCTTTGTAGACCTGTTCTACTGCTCACTTCGCCTCTTCTAGATTTTTGCTTGCGGATATTTCTCCAGAACGAATCTTTCACTGTAACTCTGGGTTTTTGAGTATAGATTCAATTCATTCTGTTCATATTCAGGTTTGTTGGGAGATAAGAGATTTTCATATTGTTTTTCCTCCTTCTACTGTTTTTGTTCCTGCTATACTCGCAAGTTCTCAGGTTTTCTCTACTAGTGGTGCTGTCTTCTCGGCAATCTTTACCCCTGTTTCTACAGCTCTTTCTCAGATTTTGACTCCCACATCTCAAACAGATTCAAGAACTTTCTTTCCAGATCATCAGCCAAGGAATGATGTAAGAACCTCAAGAGACGCTCAGATATCTTTCAGGTTCTCTTGCTGTTCTGGGCTTTGATTATCGTACCATCATTTAAGAGAAGTTATTGCTGGTGTTACAAGCTCACTTATTGCTTCTTTTTCTTTATCTCCAACACTACTCTCGTATGCTTGTCATATAGCACCTGTAAGTGGTGAGAAAGCTGCTTCTAATGCTCATGCCGCTCACCTCATAGCCATAGATCACGCTCATATTTTTCCGCTTTCTCTATCCATTCATGCTTCTCCTATTCTTTTAATTCATGACATGAAAGCATCTCAGGTCTTTTCTAAAAATCCTCCTATTACTCATTTATCCTTTTTTGGTGGCTCTATATCTGGGAAAAGCTCAGGATAGGCTGTTATAATATCGCTTATCTGCGCTCATCACTTGACATCGTGCGCAAGTTCTTGAAATATAGTCTTATCTCATCATGCAAGCTCAGGATAGTACTTGTCGAAATCCTTCATTGGCATTCATGCAAGGATAGCTCATCTTGCATCTTTGATGATATCAGGAACTCATGGAGTTCTTTGTCATATAGTAGCCGTCGGCGCTGCTTCTTGTGGAAGTTCCATTCCTGGAGGCATTGTTTTAGGAGCTGTAGGATTTTCGATAGTCGATAAATCAGGACCTAATGGTGTTCATGTAGCTCCAGTCTGCTGTGGCGCTTTTAAAGAATCCGTGACTTGGGGAAGTTGCGGAGTTCCTGGAATTGTCGGAGATATATTAGATACAGGAGCTCCTGAACTGAATGAGTTTGGAGCTTCTTGTATAGTACCGTCTGACATTCTGATCCTTCCATCGGGTAATGTAGCGACTGGGTAAGCCATATACGATTATTTAATAATTCTTCCACTTCATGCCGTTCAACCACTACCTGTGAACCTGTTACTTGATACTTCGGGAAGGTTAGTATTACTTGTAGTTTTTTCAGGTTCTCAAACATACTCGATACCCATTCTATCTCATTTTGCCTTTACTTTTGAAATGAAGAGATCTTTTAGATTTCCTAGTTTCTCTGACTCATTCCATTCAAAAATACGTGGAGCAGATGGAACAAGAGGTTCCATTTGGTCAAGATCTATCTTCTGAAGCACTCCAAGATTATAAAGTGCTTCCCCTTTTATACTAAGTAGTATATCCTTATAGAGTTGGTCCATTTCGGAGCGAACAGTTGTATTTATGAGCTCTCAACCATACTGGTCCAGTAAATACTTATATCTGTCGATATTCTTCACTACTTCAGGGATAAGATCAAGCCCTTTTGATAGATTTGCTCTATCTGTATCTGAAGCTGCAAGGTAAGGAGCTGTATCTTTTATCTCAAATCAAGCATTCTTCAGTCAAGTATTCTTTCCTTTCAAATATTCCTGTACTCAAGCCTTCAGAGTTTCATCTTGAGAAAGTCCATAACTATTCGCAAGGGATTCAAGAACAGATGAATTAGGGGATTTTCATTCAACAAATTCCCTTCAAATTACCGCAAGGGTAGGAGATCATTCCGCTGTTGCTCGATTCTGAAGTCTATAATTCGATATATCCGCTTGTTCAAGCTTTAACCTTTTCAATTCCTCCCTATCAGCTTCCGTAAGAGAGGATTTTTTAGCAAAGTCTGTAAGAACACTTTTCTGCTTATCATCATATACTCTACTACTCAAATCATTGGTTGCCTGGATATCTTTCACTACATTTACCTTGGTATTGTATGAGTTTATAGTCCTTTTTGGGACTATATCTGTGGTGACCGCTCCATCTCCATGAAGATTGGAAGACCGAATCTCCCAAGAGTCACCAAGGTCTTTTGTGATAACTCAGGCATGACCATACTTTGACCATGTTGGATCTTTTGGGTTTGGATTCCATACTGCCACATTTCCAACTCATGCTTCACTTGCAATCTGAGTATTAGTCTTATCTACTTTTGACGCATAACTATCTCCCATTCCGAGCTTTGTGACATCATTTATGAATTCTGCACATTCTTTCCCTCCATTTGGATTTGTCGTCTCTTTCAAGCGTGTTGGTATCACGGTGCCGTCTGGAACAGATAATAACTCTGAAGCTGTAGCTCAAGAACGAAGCCTATCGAGATCAGGTGCGATATCTGTGTTCATATTTACATATTTCCCAGTTTTCTCATCATACTGCCATTTCGGAGCCTTATTCTGCCTCTTGCTCTCTTCAAGCTGGTCTTTCTGAAGATTATAGCTCCTATCTGCATTCTTCTCTTGATTGAGTTGCTGGAGGAACTGGATGGCAGTCTGTGTCTCTTGAGCTTTTGACTTATACTGGTCAGATATAGCTCCTGCAATAGCTTGCATTTCAGCCTTGTACGTGTCTTGTACCTTCTGTATTTGATTAAGTCTCTGGATATCGCGAGTCATATTCTCTTGGAACTGAGAAGTGATGATGCGTGGATCCACGGGCTTTCCATCTTTTCATACTGCCGAGAACATAGGAGTTTGATCTGATAGCATTTTTCTCTGAATTGCTCATGCTTGTTCTCTGAGTCCATCAAGACGATCGAGATATCCATACTGTTTTCCTACCGCCTGAAGTATATCCTGTTCTGCTGGTGGTTTCACTGAAAGCATAGCACTATAAAGCTCCTCTGTCGAGAGGTTGCCATATTGCTTTTTGATATCTGCCACTTGATTCTGAATATTAGGCTCAGTATTCTTTGGTGGTACTATCTTATTCACGATGCTTGGTTTGATGTATGTTGGAGTAGCCATAGTGTTTTATGATGAAGTATACGTACCGCCTGATCTCAGTCTAAGTCTTACTGGTTGTGAAGTACGACCATAAATTTTATCAACTGCTGCTTGTTTATTCTGCTCTGATTCAAGTTGGTAAGTGGTGAGGAGTCCTTGGTTGTATATAGAGTCAAGATTCGTTTGAAGAGCTCCAATTCATGCTTCAGTCTTTGCTGCCTGATCACCTTTATAATTCGTTATATCTTCATTTAGACGACCAGTCTTTGTAGTGTAGTCCTCAAGTGTCTGGCCTTTCTGAGTTCCAAGCCTTCCTGTTTGAGTCTGGTAATTCTCATTTGCTCTATCCATAGCAAGGTCCGCATCCTCAAGTTTGTTCTGTTCTTGGAGACGAAGATATTGCGTATCATCATTATATTTCTGAGCTTGCTCTCACTGAAGTTTTACTGCAACTCCAGACCGAAGTATGCCCTTCTGCCCATATGCGCTTGCAGCACTGGATAAAGCAGATGAAAAATCCTTACTTCTAGTAGCTAAGTTTCTATTGAACTCTGCCTGTTCTCTAGATGTGAATTTCTGATAGTCAGCTATATCACGAGCATTCTGTGATGCAAGATCCTGTCCTTGCCAATCATATCATTGGACAGCTCTATCCTTGGATGTGCCAAGATCAGTGAGTTGCCTTCAGAATTGGTCAAGTCACCGCTCAGTCTCAAGTCAATATACCTGTCTCTGAGCTTCAAGGTACGCATCGGCATTTTTATTGAAGTTTTTTTCATAATCCGTGAATGCTCCTTGATCTACTCATGCAACATCAAGATTTGTTTCTTTCAGTCTATTCGATTGAAAAATATCTTGCGCTTCCTTTAAGGTCTTTCCAGATTTTACGAGATCACCGATACTCATTCCTGATGTATCTAAATTGTTCGTATTGCTAGTTGTAGCTCCAGGTACTCCATATTTTGCTTCATATGCCTGAACAATCTTTGCATTATTTCATAAAGGATCTGATCCTGTAAAATTCTTAGCATCAAGGTATGCTTGTTTTTCTGCATTTGTTGTACTCTGTGCAGGAGCATTTGCAGTATTAGGAGTAGTATTCTGATTTAGAATTTCCTGAAGAGTCGGTAAAACAGGCGTGCTTTGTGTACTAGAGCTAGCGATTTCTTTCCTAAGATTATTTGCAGCGGTACCATTTCACTGTCATGCTGCAATAAGTCTATCTAGACGAGCTTGTAGTGAGTTATCGGTTGCCATAAAGTGAGTATAATGATAACTAAAGTATTTCAACTATTTTTCGATGAGGGCTTTTTAGGTGGAGACTGACCAGGTTAGAATGCTGTATTTAATTGTATAGCTACGGTTCAGTCACCTCCATTAGAAGTTCCTGTATGATCTCATCATAACCCACCATTTACATTGTTTGTTGAAGTTCATGAAAGTGTTCAATTGTAAAGTATCAGTAGCGTTCATCCCCCTCATCAACCTCCTCCATTAGACGGATCTGATATTCAATTATCTCATGCAAAATTGAATGTACAAGATCCGAGTACTACATTTCAACTTACTTCCATTATTACACATCATCCACCAGCTCATCAATCATTTGCTCAACCTCAACCAGCTCATCATCATGTTCAACAGTCAACCATATACTGCTTCGTGAGTGGAAGATTTGTTGATACAAAATCTAATGATACTCATCCTACTCCTCCACCTGATCCAATCATCCCATCATTTATGGAACTTGCTCAACCTCAACCTTGTGATGAACCCTGTGTCCCTCAAGTTTGTCACATTATTCATGTTATACCAGATCATGTTCCTCCTGCTGTACCTTTTCCATTGAAGTTAAATGTCCAGTTTGTAAGGTTGACATTTCATGTTACTTTTATGTAGAGTATACATCCTATAGGTGTTACCGTGAATGAACGTGGAGCGCTACCTGCAGTCCATGATGAGTAGTTTTTTGTTATGACTGTGTAATTGGATCATGTTATTGTAAGATTTGAGTCTGTAACTACTCAATCACTTCAATTTCCTCAGAATGAGCCTTTAGATGTTACATCATACCCATTTATTATCGCACCAGTTGCTGTCAATACTCACGCCTGTGTGATGGTTACGGTCGGGCTCCCTGTAGGTCATGCCGAAAAAGCGATCGCGCCACTTGACAGGGTAGTTGTATTTCCTCCGCTTGTGGCTGACAAGGTGGTTGAACCAAGTGTCCATCCTCCGACTGTCCCTGTATCAAAAGTACAAGATTTACCAGTCATGTTAAGTGTTGAAATATTTGTCGCAGTAATCGTGTTAGCAGCGATATTCCCAGCTATAATACTTGAAGCTCAAATGTTTGCTCCATCTATGAGCGGTGTCCCAGCTCAGTATGGTATAAACATTGCTGTCACTGTGTTATTTTGTGCCATACCGATCAAACTCTTATTCGCACCCATTGCAGTGGAATACGTAGTGGTAGTCTGTAGGACAGTGGAAGATACTCAGGTATCAAGATATATGTATGTAAGTGCTGCCATTATCCCTGTATTTCAGGAACTGATTGAGAAAGTACGTCCATTCGAGAATACTATAGTACCACTTGTCCATGCTATAGTCGTTGCGTTGGTAACTGAGAAAGTCATATTATGACTCTTCTCCATGATAGAAATGTCAGTTGCTGTTGAGTTTGGGATAGATGCTATCGATGCACCTGATAGTGAACCACCTGTTATAGTAACGCTTGATCCTGTGACTGCTCATGCTTCGGTAACACGGAATGGAGCAGTAGCTCGTGACGCAAAAGCGGCACCTGCCCAGAATCTTACATCATCTCATCAAGTAACTGTCGAAGCAAGACCAAAGGAATTTGCAACATCCCGGATATAATCAGTTCAGATATTAAAACCTCATATTGAACCTGTTGTTGCTGTAATAGATCCTGTGATAGAAAGAGTAGTTCCATCCCATGTCATTTTATTTCATGTGGAATTTCCTATGGAAAGCTTTGTCGTACCAGCAACATTTCCAAGAAAAAATCCTGTTCCCGTATCGTATGCTGTTTGACCGCTTCGTATAACACCACTTGTATCAAGAATAATAGAGCCTGCATAGAGAAGACTCGTTGCAAGCTTAGAAACAGTTATAGAGTTCGCCTGAAGCATATTCGTAGTAATCGAGTTTGCAACAATCTCATCTGCAATAATCTGATCAACTGTAGGTCATCAAAAGGCCTTCAAGCTTGCGAAGTTTCATGTGTCTGGATTCAAGCGTCAAACAGCTAAGAGTATTCCTCATCACACAACTGCATTTCCTGCTGTTGTTGTAGTCTGTATGGTTGTTGGCATGTCCTCTTGCCAGTAAAAGTAGGTTGTTGCGGACATGACGACACTCCCTGATGTAGTAGCATAATCAACTTTACTATCTGATGTTCCAACACTTATGACTCACGCACTCCATGCAATAGTTCTATAATCAGTGGGAGTAAATGCTACACTTATATTCCAGTCTGTGAGTACTCATGCAGATACTAGCCAACTATTTCATGACCAATAACTTGTAGTTCCATCAGGTCTCACCCATACAGTCTGAGTCGTTGGTTGTTTTGGCTCAGTTCACACAAAAATCGTAGGAGTTGTTTCAAGTAACTCAACTTTTCGCCTTAGATCGATGATAAGATTTTTTATATCCATTATACGGGTTTTGTTGTAATACTTGCAAATTGCTCATGAAGGACAAACTGAGGAGGTGTACTTCATGTATGGGTATATGTATATTTATATGTGATATCTCTACCTCTGACGTTTACCGGATCTCGAATGACACTATCTGAGTAAACATCTTTTATTGTAGGTGTTGAGTACGCACCTCATTCGATAGAGTGAGATACTGATACATTGCATGAAGAATCTGGAGTAGAGAATGATACAAGCCCGATTCAGTATATTTTATATGCATCCTTATCTCATTGGGATCTTCGGTTTGAACGTACCTCAATAGCTATTCAAGTTCCATTATCCGTATCACCTCATATCGTGTAAAGCTTTGTTGTGGATCCAAGATAAGCGATGCCTGAATCTACCCATGCGGTCCGGATAGATTCAACATAGTTGTGTGTACTGAACGCTGGAGATCATACAACTTGGCTTTGAATAATATCATATACATACACATCTGAACCAATTGAACAGTAATATTTATTATCATATATCCATCACTCTGCTGCTAGTAATTCTGCACTTGAGTGAGAAAGTATTTGATCAGATATATGATCAGAAAGTGGAAGTCATTCCTCAAGACTTGACTGGTCAAGAGCATTTGCCATGTATATACCTCAGTATCCAAGGAAAAAATTATAGTTTTGACCATGCGCAACAGATCCTGGAGATATAGCTCCAATCGTCTCTCACATTGTGGTGATCTGGAATTGGTCTTCTGTATATCCTGTAATTCTTCCCCTCCAGTTGCGTTTATATACGACTATTTCCTCATGGTTCCTCCGTATCCTTGTAATGACATCCCCGTTTGGATTCACCTCAAGATTTTGGTCCTTCTGAAAGTATGAAGTTCCGAGATTCGAGTAGAATACGAAGTCCAGATCCTGACGAGCTCACCATAGTCTATCATGTGCGACCTCTAAAGTTTGCCACTTTGTCATCGAAGAAAATGTCGTAACTGTCGTACCATCATACTTAAAGACGGTATCTGTTCCATTTGTCACGAAGACATGAGGTATTGCGGAACGAACAGCATATGTGCTCGTTGCATCTGGAGTAGTTTCCCATATCCCCTCTATGAAGTACGTGAGAATATCATTTGATGTGATAAACTTCGCCTGTCATGCTCATGTTCCACCGGTAATGATGAGGATTTTTCCAGCATAGAGATTGATAGTCATGGCTCATACAGAGTCATCAAGTGTTCTACTTGTGGATCACGCTGTAGCGGTTCATGTCTTGATAGCTGCCGAAGTCATATCACTGTCCAAAAAAGATACGATAGTCGCCTTCATATCTGTCATCGTCACAGTGGCAACATCTGTCCATGTTCCGGTGATATACTTCTGAAATTTTGTTCCATAGCATCTCACAAGTATATTCCCAGAATCTTTCTGGATAGCTCAGATAGCATTCACGTTGCTTGATCCTGAAACTCCGTGAAGAGTGAGTCCAAGCCTGCGCACCCACCCCGTCAAATAAAATACTACGTTCTTTGCCATAGTCATCTTACCTTTCTTGAGAAAGAGTGGGTTATTCACGGTATCTAGCCCGGCATTGAGCTGGAATTGATCGCCGTGTTGCGGTTTGGGGATGGGATTGTATTTTATCATGATTATGAAAGGGTTGACATACGTTGGTCAAGATATTGTTGTGAGAGTACAAGATTGTTCGCAACTTCTATACTGTCTCTGATTCTTCTGTAGTATTCCACGAGCGCAAAATCTACGATAGACCTATGAATGTCCATTGGAATATCAGGAACATCTGAGTTATCCACAAGTGCTGTGATAATCGGTATATATCTTACGTATACTGGAGTGAAATTATCATTGAGCATGATCTTATATGGACTTGTAACAGTGCCAAGTCATATTACTTTCCAATCATAGTATATATCCGATGAAAGCTCGTATACATCGCTATAAGCATCAAAGTCACATACTGCTACAAGGTCCATAGAATCAAAGTCTGTTGGAAGAGTTCCGATGTAGTCCGTGATATCTATCTGTGTTTTATTGACTGTGATTTTACGCTTGATGACTTCAGCATTCTTGATACGGTTGCGCAATTCTTTAAATCACGCATTTATAGCAGCCTTATTGCTTGTACCTCAAGCAATCCAAGCTGCACTTGAATCAAGCGTTAGATCTGCGAGTTCTGTTTGTAAAGATAAAAAATCCATAATTATTTAGTTAAGAATACGTTTTGTTTGCTAACATTGCTTGTATTACGCTCTTGTGAACTCAATACTTTAATGATAATTTCACTTGTTCTCACCAAGATCCTGTATAATTATCTCGAATTTCTTTTACTTGAACACTTGTAAATTTCGCTCATGAGTTCTTTTCTCATCTTCTGTCTATCCATCTTCATTTTTTTATACAATCTTGAGAATTATCCTTATGAGTTCCTATAAATAAATTTTCCAACCTATTATCATTTCTAACATCGTTTTTATGACAAGCGCATTGTTTTGAGCTTTCTAGGTCTAATCACTCAAATGCAGATAGGACAAGCCTATGAACTCCGAATATTCTTCGTTTTTTATCTTTGAAAAGAGTCACAATGTAGTACCCCGCTCAATTTATGGTTGCACCTAGAATTTTTCAATTATGTCCCCCCGATCACACCTTAGGAAGTGACTTAACAATTCAAAAATTACTGATTTGATACAATCACTCATATCATGGGATGTCTTTGAATTCTTGTAAAAACGTCATAATTATTTTTTGTTAGTGTCCAGAACTTCTTGAATAGTTGGGAGTACGGGAAATCTTTCTTCTACCGGTTTTAGATCCACTTTCACTTTATCCATCTTTGGTTTTACTTTTGGTTTCGGTACTACGTAGGCAGGAATAGGGGCTGGAGAACCTGTGAATGAGAAAAACGATGTATATATTTCTTGAGGGCTTGTATGGAGTCCGATAGGAAGTAAAGAAAAGATTCGAGAATGTAGTTGGCAAGTCATGGGGAGTAATGGTAGTTCTCCTTGGTATCTCCATCTTGCTATTTTCTTTCAGATAGGAGCATTATTGTACTCGCTGATCGTTGAAGAGTATTTGAATGTAGTCCCAACGAGTCAACAAAGAAGAGTATCTTCATATTTCATATCTGTCACTTTATACCTTTCCAGATTACTCTCAAAAGTAAGTGACTCTCAAATAGTGAATACATCTTTTGTCGGTGTAATCGAGTTATAGTGGAAATAATCTCATGAGGATGCGAAAAATAATCTCGCTCATGTCATGAGGAAAAACACTATCGTTCCTATTGATAATGCGTTGAGAATCGCATAGAGCGTTGGATGTATGATTATTCCTTTTTTCATGGTATAAATTTTAGATACTTTACTATATCAACTCAGCAAACGAGTCAGAATGTTATAGCAAGTGTGAAGTTAAAAATGTAGGGGATTTCTCGTGAGTAAATGACTCAGAAGATATTTATGGAAAGGAACACAACTACTATAATTCAATTCAGGAGTGGCATGAGAGAGGTTCTTCTGATAAAATTAGCAGTTAGTAAGCCAAGGATATAGCCAAGAGATACTCAGACTCCGAAAGCTAGGATGATGGTGTAGTTAGAGATGTCCATATAATTAATTTTTAAGTTATAGAGGCACCTCCATTATACTTACAATTATTAATACTTTATTAATTTTAAGAAAGTATGATAATTTTTTTATACAAAAATGATGATTTAATTTGTAATATAGTTAAGGGTTTCATAGAATTGATTTTATAAAGCGAATTCTCTTCATAACATAGGGGTCCAAGTTTTTTTTAATCATCATGAGTGCGAAGTTATCTGCAAAGTCTTCTTTTTCATCTAACATTCAATATTCTCGGTAAAACGCTTTTTTTCCTTGTTTCAGGGACTTATCGTAATATTTATGATATAACAACCTTTGTTGATCCATGAGTACTTGGTAGTATATATAATGACCAATCTCATGGTATTTATAGAAATCTTTCTCTCATTCTACTCATTCACAGAGGTAAATAACCTGTGTATCATGATGATAAGATGCTGCTATATCTCAACATTTATAATTGGTAAAAGGAACACTCCATCCATATGGAATACTCTGAATTACAAGAGATGAGATGAGTACGGTAATATTCATATTATGCTAGTCAATTAATATTCTTTATGCTTGCTACAGCAAGACCTTTTACACTTTTTACACTTGCATAGGCAAGTCAATCTACGGTTTTTATTGCCGTTGATGTATATCCGTCAACTCTAAAACTTGCCATTACAGAACCGTATGACTGTGAAGATGACGTAACAGTAAGCGAATCACTTCATGCTGGAGTAGTTGCTGCTCAACTATCACAAATAAATAATCATGCAAAAGCATTATCTTGGACTCTAACTACTGTACCAGTTCATGCTGTTAAAACAGCAGCATTAGCACCACTTCATGCCATTACAAGCCAACAGTTGTCTACTACAGTCGTCAGGGATTGTGAGTAACTTGTAGTAGATGCCTGAGATCTTACCCCACTGTTATCGAGTTGTCACGTCGCACTCACTCATGTATATGATGTAGCTGATGCTATAATATTTCAAGCTCAACTCGTTCTTGTAACAACAATATTGTTCGCTCATGTTGCTGGAGCTACAAGGTAATGCAAAAATACCGTTCATCATCATGAAACTACTTGTGAGTTTACTTGAGTCGCTGAAACTCAATTATATGTAACCGTGATTGTAACCGCAGAAGCAGTATTTACGTTTGTCGCAATGAACAATATTAAATTTGAACCAGTACATGTATGAGAAAAGGTTCTAGGACTTGTTCACCCTGTATCTGTGGATGATGCATCAAAGGCTATAGCCATTTTAAGTGTGTGTTATATAACCAGACTCAGGATAAAAATACATTTTGTCCGCGTGAACTCACCATCATACTATACGTATTGCTGCATCTGTGGTAACTGGTTGCGTTTGTGTCATAGCGCCTGCTGTTTCGGACATATATATAGGTCCTCCGATTGTCCAAGTAGGGAATCCTGTTGTTGAATATATAAAACTTCATGGAAGAGCTACGAGAAGCGCATTTGCTGATGCTTTCACTTCTAGCGCAATACCTAAGAATCAATTATATAGGGCTAAAGTATTGGCATCACATTTCTGCCATGTAGATGATGAGTCAAGATAGACAAGATCACCAATTGCAGAAGACGTATATCAACAGTTGAAATCCCCACACGTTGGTCATGTTGCAGTGAGATCACTCGTTGGGACTGTAAGCTTCATCGTCGCACCAGCGGTAAGACGTAGTATATTTCATGCCCCGATATCAAGATTTCATCATGCTAATACGAGTTCATTATTAGTTTGAGTAAGAGTAAGATCGCCATTGTCCCAGTTTATGACTCATCATTCCGCAAGAAAGAGATCTGAAAATTGTAATGACGTTGATCATAGTGCGGCACCATCATTTGCCGTCGGTGTAAGTCATGTTGTGATTGTTGCTGATGTTAGAATTTTCGCGGTAAGCGTTTGTGATCATCATACTGTTACCACTGAAGCTGTGTTGGTTCAAGCGTTTGTAACACGCAGATCTCATGTTCCTACCGTAAGTATTCCAGTTGTATGAGTCGCCACCCAGTTTGAGTTAGCTATATTGAGTACAAATCATGTATTTCCAAAGAGATTTTGCCATCCAAGAGTAGTAGTCCCGAGTGATGATCCTCCAGCAGCTCACGGAGAAAGAGCCGTTGAAGTGAGTTGGACTTCAATTGCACTACTTATAGCCCACCCAAGAGTATTTGCAGCTGGGAGATACATTCAGTTTGAAGGTATTGTAGCCGAATTTGGCACAAAAGAGTTTCAAACAATGGTAGTTGCTATAATTGATGATGCAACTGTAGCTCCTATAGTCGTTCAGTCGATCGTACCACCATTAATATCAGTCGTTGTAAGTACAGAGGATGCGAACGTAACAACTCATGTACTCGCATTAAATGTCATGTTCGTGTTTGTCTTTGGCGCCAGAGATCATGATACAGCTGTTGCGAACGCAATAAAACACGTCGTATCAGACGCTTCATTAGCCCATGTAACTGTTCATGCGTTTCAAGTGATATCTCCCGAAATAGCGTTGGTTACAGTGATATCTGTTACCCATAGTTTTGTGAGTCTATTAGTTGTATTTCCTATGGTTTGTCATACTGTCTGGTCTGTTGTTACCACTCACGATACCGTGGGAATAATCCATGCAGATCCATTCCATATATGAAGAGTATGATCGTCAAGAGTTTCTCTCACATCACCATCATCATTATTTGTAAGAGGAAGAGCTGCCGAATTTGCAACAGGTTCACGCCAAGAATCTCAGCGAAGAAGTATGACATTCTGTCCTCGCTCACCTCATACCTCAGAGAAGCTTTCACGGATGACATCATTTATTGATCAGGTAGTAGGCATAATTTAAATGATTATTCTTTTTTTTGCAACTGGAATAGTTTCATCATAGCTCTCTTTTTCAGTATCAGAGATAGTTCACGTCGTATTTGAAACACTCCCAGAGAGTAGCTCCATGTTTTGTCATCATACATCGTAACTTTCTCTCTGAGAGTCATTAAAGTTTCACATATATTTAATTTCAGTTTACTTGTTTCATAAGGTCCTCAGCAAGCCACACCTTATGTGCATCTGTCAGTTCTGGTATTTTGATTTCTGTACCTGTGATCTGAACATAGCGGTGTAATTCCTGTCTGAATGCCTCAGTAAGAAGTTTTGCCATGTTCTTATTGTACTCAGCAGAGTTATTCTCTGTTCTTGCATCAAGCTTGTCTTGCTCAAGTTTCTTGCGGTCCTCTTGAATGGAGTTGTGAAGTGTTTCTGCATCTTCTCGAGATTCTTTGAGCCTTGCAGATTCCGCGTTCACACGGTTCGATTCCTCTGTGATCTCAGAGCGTTGCGTTTCCATTCTGAGCGTTGCCATTTCAGCTTCTTGTCTTTTTTCCTCAAGAGCTATAATTTCTGACTTCCTCTGAGAGGATAGGTGTTGCGCTTCCGCAAGTTTTGAGTCAATATCTGCTTGTGCTTTCTCATTTTCCTCTTTCATCCTCTGTGATTCAGATCGTACTCTTTCAGCTTCGACAATAGAAAGCTCTATAGCATCCTCACGAGCCTTTATCGCGGCTTCGCGTACATCAAGCTCTTTTGCTCGAGTATCATTTCCGATACCTTGAGCTATCTTTTCATCATCTATCTTCTGATTGATATTCTCGAGTTCGATACGCTTCTTCTCGAGATCTGCATCAAGCTCATTCCTATTAGCTTCCTTTTTATCCACTTCTACTTGAAGTGCAACATTCTTCGCTTCGAGAGTCCGTGAAAGGGATTCTTTATCCTGAAGGATACGAGTTGCATCTGCCATCATAAGGAGAGCAGAATTATAATCCTGTGGCACTTTAGTTTCCTGTACGACTGGCGTTGGTGGCACAACATCTGGAATTGGAGCTACTGGTAGATCAGTCTCTTCTGGAAGAATCTCTACTTTCTCACCATTTATCATATTGAATGCTTTTGTACCGTCAGTAATAACAGTTCCATCAGGCAATGGATCTTCTGGTGGTTTTACACTACTATCATCTTCTGGTAGAAGAGTAGGATTTTCTGGAAGACTTGGATCTAGTATATCAGTCTCAGGAGGCTTGATTTCAGCTTTTTGCTTTTTTGAAGTAGACATAGTGTAAGATTTAAGAAGTAAACTTCATCCTGCCACCAAAGTGGCAAGGGGAAATCGACTAGACGACTGCGTAAGAATTTCATCCCATGATGATCCATCCAAGAGTTGTATAGTATTGAAGAATAACTGAATCACCAGCAGCATTGAAAGTCACTGATGTGTACCCTGTTTTTGTTGCTGGAGTGATTGTTGCGACACCGGTAGAACTCTTCATGATAATACACATCATCTGTCATGCGACACCATCCGCAAGAGTGAATATATCACCACCTGCATCTGCATCGATATTATGACAAGTCTTTGTGAGATCAAGAGCAGTTGTAGTACCACCTGCAGCGATTGTTTCAGTACCTGCGAATATCACCTTTGTAGCAATACCTGCAGTAAGAGTGACAAGACCTGTGATAGTCGTTGCTGGAGTGATTGTCACGGCACCAGTCGAGACTGTACCGATTCCAATTGTTCCAGTTCCAAGAGCATTGATAGTCAAGTTCGTGTTACCACTTGTATCTGTAACAACTACCGCGACTGTTCCATTGAGTGCAGCGCCAGTGACTTTAAGTCAAGCTGTTTGAGTTCCAGCAGAAGCGTCTACTGAGAATGCTGGAGTTGTAGCTCCAAGACGACCTACTGCAAGTGCAGAAGCACTAGCGGAAGTGACTGTAAAAGCACCTGTGATACCTGTAGCTCGAGATATGACAATCGCACCAGTGGAAGTACCACCAAGAGTGATAGTTCCAGATCATTTTGCATCGATGGTGAGATTTTCATTCGTTCCGGAAGATATCGCGGCGATCGCGACACCTGCGGTAGCGGCGGCACCAGTGATCTCGATACCTGTGACAACTGTAGCAGTCGCCGCATTGATCTTGAGAACTGGATTCGTAGCACCTTGGCGACCAACGGTGAGAGCCACGGCACTAGCAGATGTAAATGTGTTTGTACCCGTGACAGCACTGTTACCTGTTTGAGTGTATGCTCCAACGATAATAAGACCGTCATTTGTCTGATCCCAACGAAGATATTTTCCTGTTGTTGCTCCGTAGAATATTACGTCATAACCAGTGTCATCAACTCAGACGGTAAGTGTTCCATAGTTAAGAGTTGATCCTGTAACTTTCAGAGTATCAGAAGATTGAAGCCATTCTAGCTTCTTTCAGGCTGTTGCTCCATAGAATGTTACGTCGTATCCTGTATCATCAACACCGACAATAACAGTACCGTTATGTTGTGTTGCATCAGAAATGACAACTGTTCCTGAAAGCGTTATGTCATCTGTTCCGACTCCATTTGCTGAGATGACAAGTTTTCCACTACTCGTAGAGTTGATGTAGATTCCTGTATCTCTGAACTGAAGTTTTGTTGTTGTTGCAAATGTTGCTACTGTGTTGAAAGTAGTTGTTCCTGTAACGCTGACAGTATCTGATCCTGATGTTCAAAGAAGGATAGTACCAGTAATTGTTGGGCTTGTAAGAGCTGTTCCTGAATATACAATATTCCCAGCCGAAAGATTCGTCACGGTGAGCGTTTGGGTGGCTTTATTATACGTGAAATCAGGATCAGTTGATGTAAGCCCATTAAATGCGAACGAGATTTGCCCGTTCAAGATTGTACTGCTCATAATAAAATGGGTAAAGGATAAAAGGGGGATTGCTCCCCCTAAAACAACTGATTATACTGTTTCATACATGATCTTTCCTCCAAGCTTGCGTGAGCTGTACGTACCGAAGTTGTAGTATGCCGCGCGAGCTGATTCGTAAAGAGCATATCCAGGGACACGAGTCATTACACCATCTTCGATGTAAGCATCCTTGAAGAGTGTAAGTTCAAGGAGTTGGTCACTATCTACGAGAAGTGCAAATCCAGAAGGAAGCATTGTATCAAGGAAGATAGGTACTGGCTTTCATCCGTATGCGAATTCAAGACCAGTGTGCCCATTACCGAGCTTAGACTTGTAATCAGCATTCTTTTGGTTTGCCATTACAGTTACAGTCACAGCATCAGTATACTTAGCATATACATCTTCAGAAACAACAAAGTATTTGACGTTCTGATTATATCGACGTACTGCTGAGTAGAGATCACGGAAGTCTTTTACGATTGTTGCTGCTGTCGCCTTATCGTAGCATACTGATTGCATGTACGGAGTAGACGCGCGAGTGAGTCCTTGGATAGTAGTGATACCAGGTTCAAGAACACCGTCATCGATGAGTCCAAGAAGACCCATAGGAGTGTTTCCATAAGTACCTGACATGCGGATATACCAAGTATTGCTATTGTCACCACCTCTGTTATTCGCACCGGCAGCAGCACCATAGGTTGTTGAAGCTGTAAGCGTGATAGTAGTATCAGAAGGGACAGTTGCAATAGTACGAACGAGTTGTGTACCAGCAGCAAAAGCTGTTTCTGTACCAAGTTCGATAATCATTCCAGGTTGGAACATCTGAAGTGCTCCGAGACCGTAACGATTCTGAGATGCGATAGTTCCAGGAGCTTTAGCAGATACAGTTACAGTTGCACTTGTTACTACTCCAGCTGGAAGAACACCGACGATACCGGTACCGTTTCAACGAAGGACACGCCCCTTTGCACGAAGCATAGCACGGCGAATCTCCATTCCATAGAGCTGTGTACCTCTTTCGAGAGCTGCTCTATCTTTGATAGTCGTTTCAATAGACTCATGTGTCATTCTAAATGATGCACGAGTGTATTTTGAAGGGACTGTCATCTTCTCAAGACCGAGATCTGAAGCGATGAGAGCCGCACCTTCTGAAGTGGCATACGCTGCCATTCCTGCATTGAGTGAAGTGATCTCAAAAGAGTTGTTCTTCTGATTGACCTCGACTCCTGCCTTGTTGATACCTTCTTGATTGAGTGAGTCCTCAAGGAGTACGTCAATCCAATCAATTTGATCCTGGATACGTGGTTCGATTTGCTGTAAAAGCATGGCCTGAAAGACCGCAATAGTTGCGCCCATAATAGTGAAAAGTTAGTTTTTAAGAACCATATCCGAACACACCATGTTTTTGATAAATACTTGCGAATACCTCTTCATTTGATTTCGGTGCCGCATTATTACTAATAGCAGGCTTCCCTCAATCTGATGGGGAGAATCCAGTAGGTTTTAGCTTTCCCGTGATCTGTTCAAATCTGGCAAGGGCGATAAGTTGTTCTGGAGTAACGCCTTTCTCGTTGAGAGTGGACATTACATCAATCATTTCCTGACGTGAAGGTGGCTCTATGCCAAGACTCTTGAATTTATCAAAACTCTTTTCTACAACGCCAAAGAAATTATCTTGTTCCTTCTGGTAGTGAAGCTCATTCACTTTTTGATCTATACCTGATTCTTTCAGTATATTTTTAACGATTTCCTCCGCTTTCTGCGCGGCCCTATAGTCAAGTTCCTTTGTTCCATCCGGATCATTGGTTGCATCGAATTTCTGAGGAGGTTGGCTAGTTTTAGCTTTATATTCCTCGAATTCCTTCTGTACCTGATTGGCCCGTTCTCTTTCTCGAGATATCTGATATCTCATTTCAGCACTAGGATCCTTTGTAGGAGGTGGTGGTGGAGGCGGTGGATTATTGGAAGCTGGAGCTGGTGGAGCATCTAAAACTGCAGGAGCTGGTGGAGTTGAACCGTTTGAAGCATCAGCCTCAAAAAAGACACGAAATGGTCTAAACATAGATGTGAAAAGTTATCGGATAGATAAGCATTTTTTGAAAGAGAGTTTTGTCTCTCTGCATTTGGAAGGTTTTGTCCTACAGGAAAGATAATATGCACCGATGCAAGAAAACGCAAGAAAAATCTATTGAGGGGCTCATCCTGAATTAGCTGCATCCGCTTGTATAAAGGCATCATGCATCCTTATATGCCCCATGAGAATCTTTGCGACCGGTGATTCCGGAGGTATAGACTTGAGCATCTCCGTGTGTATAGCCTTATGTACTTCGTGATTGTCATTGATATTGGCATTCATTGTGTCACCATTCACAAACTTCTTGTTCTCACCTTCAGCAATCTGGAGATCAGGATCTGCTTGCTTGTCGAGCTCATCTTGAATCTGATCTGCAATCTCATTGGTCGTGTCCATGATTCTTGTGATGATATGAGGTGGAATTTCTATATTAGGATTGAATTTCTGAATGATATCTAGAATCTGTATAGCCTGTGCTTGTTGTGTAATATCGTCAAAAGCATCAGCACCAGTGATAGATACCTTCACTTTCACACGCTTTGCCGTCTCTTTCTTCATAGTGATCTGGCCTTTCTCTTTCTTGGAGTAGAATTCTGTCCCATCAGCATCCCCATATACGTCATGAAGCCTGAGAACTATACGCACGAGACGTGACATATACTTATTGAGTTCGTTGAGCGCGGTACCAATGTTGTTCTTTGATCCGGCTTGAAGTGCTTGGATAGCTTTTCCTGATGCATCCGGTCCAGTAGATGATGCTCACATGATATCCTGTTGCATCCCACCTTCATCATCAGCCTGCGCCATAAGCCAATTGAGCCATTCGAGATCTGCCTGTGACACTGTAAGAAGTTGCGCCTGACTTGGCAATTCTTGATTTCAAGTCATCTCGATAACCTCTATATTGAGGGAATTCATAAGCGCACTTGTCGCTTTGTGAAGGACTGTTCCAGCTTTTATATACACGAATCTCCCTCCAGTCTTGATAATATTATTGATCTTGAGTATGAGTCTATTGATTTCACGTTCAAGTGGGAGCATATCTGTATACCACCCACGCGGATAAAGCGTTTCAGGCTCACCCATAGGTGCAAACCATGTGAGAGGAAGAAACTTGAGTCATTCTATGATTTCTTTCTTCAGACAAAGTGAGTTACTTGTGAGAACACGCCATACAACACGTTCTTTTTCTACATCAGGTACGTTCTCAAGATAATATCCCTCCCGGAGAAGAAGAGTAGTTGGATTCTCAGGTTCAGGAAGAAAACACTTTTTCACTTCACTCATCGTTTGATCTTGGTCTGTAGATACCTTATCCCAATCAATAATCTCGCCAAAAGCATCTCTAGGAAATTCCACTCGAAGCTCCTCTTTTGTCTTCGTATAGGTATTCAAGAACTTGCGCACCTTGGAAAGTTGACGAGCAGATGTATCAATATAGGTATCAAGCGGATCGTATGATCTGAAACAATATCCTTCCTCTTCTGTGTAGTATGCGAGAGTCCATGTGATTCACCTGAAAAGGCCATAGTAAATGACCTCATCCATGGTTGTATCGTAGAAAGTCACATCATCCTCTCAGTAGAGCTTCGGGCTTTGTCCTTGGAATATGAAATCAAGAAATTCTCTTGTGGCCACTTCATCTGATTGTTGCGTCTCAGCACTTGCGCCAGTGATCACATACATTGGCTCATTATTATTGAGATAGTTTGCCATTACGCGATATTGACGCTTGATAAGATTCACGAATACCTCGGTCCCTTTCTCTCTTCTCACACGGGAATCGTTCAAAGTCCTGTTCGTATATTCAAGCTGAACAGGATATTTATTCCCATGGGAAGCGTAATAGACGAGTTTCGCGTCTTCTTCCCACATCCGGCGGTAGTTGATATTCTCATTGATGAGCTCGTTGTTCATATTGACAAAATCAACGGCTTTAGCATCTTTATCGTAAAATTTTGACATAGCTAGTAGATAGGAATTTCTTTAGGCTCATCTTCAGGAATAATGATCTTCGGAGGAGAAGTTGTGACTTCCTTGTACTCAAAAATATCCTTACTTTTTGCAAGTATATTCAAACGATATACTACAAAAATAAGGAAAACATTTGATACAGAGAGTCAAACGATACCAATGATAGCGATGATTTCCATATATGAAAAGGGTTACATAGGTGGTTGTCCTGGTACTTGTGGTTCTTGTCATTGTTCACCTGCATTCTCTTGATCACTTCCACCACCAATAGCCATGACGATTTCGTTGAGAACAGCTTTTGCCTGTGTTTCATCCATAGCATCAACAACTTCAGGAGTGAGTTGCGCGATCATTTGCATTGGATCATGTGCAGCGTCTGGAGCTGGTCCTCGAGCTTGCATCATTCTATCTTTTGCTGTTTCCATCATATATAGTAAATTAAGGTAATTTCAAAATATGCAGTTTGTAAGAATATGCAAATATTATTCTTCGACCCCCTGACTGTAGTCTCACCGGCGCAGTCTATACATGTGGCGTTCAACTATCGTCATATTGCCTTCATCGACTTCCTGAACTGGATAGGATACGACCATGGACTCATGCCATAAGCCATAACATGCTATCATATCAGCCATGAGGAGATCATCATGATTCGGCTCAACAGCATTTGCCTTGTTGTTTTTATCGTATTGATATGTCTTCATCTCAGCATGAAGCTCGGTACTCACAGTGATCTCTTTCTTGAATAGTGCCCCTCGATACTCACGAATAAGAAGATTCTTTGATGTATCAGTGGTCCTGAATCAATACTTTTGAATGAGGTTATCATCCTGAGCATTATCGACCTTGCGAGCTTTGACAACATACTGGAACCAAGGATAATTTTTACACTCGTTGATGAAAGCAAGCCCTACGTTGTTCTCTGGAATGATGATACCCATGAATTTCTTCTGGTTCTTGGTATAGGTCATGAGCATAAAATCAAGCTTCTGTGCGAGTATAATCTCACTCACTTTCGCTTTGTACTGAAAGGCAAGACGGCCATCTTTCCGACGTGCGGAAATAGTGGAGAAGTCTCACTTGACTCATCACTCCGCTATATCAATACCAATGGAGAGATTGTCTTCAGGCTCACAGAATATCTTAAATCACTCTATCTCCTCAATTGGTTTTTCAATAGTGTATTCTTGTGCCATATCAAAGACAGCAGCGCCACTGGATACGAAAGCATCCTCAATAGTGATAGGATTCTCTTGAGAGAAAAACTTCGCTCCATCCTCACCAAGAGAGTTCGCATTCTCAATCTTTTTACGCCTCCAATATATTTTTCGATAAGCTTTCTCAATTGGATACTGAGATAGATAGTTCTCGATGAACTTCGATTCCTCGGGAGTAGGCTCGAATCATTCAGGCAAATCAGCTTCATTTCTATCATCCACATCGAATCAGTAGAAGAGGAGATTAAAGTCACCAACTCAATCCTTGGAATTTATACAGAGCGGATAGAACACATCTCACATCCCATTGGCTGTCGACTCTATATCTACATTCGCCTCGCGGAATGAATCAAATTGGAGAAAGAGCTCCTTCTGCTTCTCGGGAGTCATACGACCGAATTCTGATATATGCACGTTGGTAGGGGTTCTACCACGAACATCCAATCAGATACGGAGAGAGTTATTCGATTCTTTGAAGAAAAGCTCGTTAGCATTCGATATATCAGGTTTCTCTAGCATCATCCTCACCGACTCATCGATATTATCCAAGGTAAACTTCGCTTTCTTGAAGAATTCATCCAGGAGATCCTGGCGATGCGTGACGAAATAATTGGAATGATTTACTCATCCCCATAAAGTATCATCAACGAGATCAATAATCTTATAAGTAGAGACTCATCATTGCCGGTACTTCAGCATGATATTGCGTTTCCCTCGCTTCTCTTGATGAATGCGACTCTGAATCATATTGAATCGAAATGGCACTTTCTCTCATGCTTCATTCACGATATAGTACAGATTATTCATGCGCCAATACTTGTCACGAAGGCGTGCTACAATCTCTTTTTCTTCCTCGGGTGTGAGTGAATACTTCATCATACTATTTTCTTATTTCTTCAAGGATTTTAGAGAATGGATTTCATTCAAGAGATATCTTATCTGTAATACGTTGCTTCAATTTATTGTACTCTTTTACTGCTGACATTTTATTGGTCAAATCATCGTGCTGAGAAATGACAAAGAGCAGTTGTTTGTCTACAAAGGCATCATTGAGCCCTTGCTCTTCTAGCAAAATATTGATTCGATTAAAAACCTTAGCATTACTTAGCAATTTACTTGCGCACACACATGCTGTCTGATACCAACCTTTACGACTTGTATCTATATCGTATACTTCAAGATATGCCTTCACTCAATTACCGAAGAATTCTTTATCAGTAGCGTAAAGACGACAAAAAATCTCTTGTCTTTTTGTAAGTGTTTCTCATATAGGCTCACTCTGAACTTTCTTCTTCACAACATGCTCACTTTCATTCTCTTCCACGACATCCTCATCGCCTAGACTCATGGGATTGTCGAGCACATCTTCAATTGGAGATCAGGAAGACTCTAGTATCATGTGTAGTTTTTAATTGATTGCATTATACTGAAAAAGGAAAAGAATCAATAGAAGTGGAAAGATTCTTGATTACTTTGTCTGCGGTATATCAGTTATTGAAATACATCTGAGTAATCATCCACTCCTTTTCCGTTACATTATCTTTTACATCCTGAAAACAAACGGACTTGAATTCATCATATATGGAATCAATATACCACATGATCTCAAGGGCTCTATCTCTATTTATCATGTAAATCTTTGGTGGTTGTTTCATTTTTTTTGTTGGTTTTTTTGTTGAGTTTCCCCAAGAGGCGAGCGAGGAAGTCGGGTGACGTTCCTGGTATTATAGACACACTTCCCCTTATATTCCCCTTCATGGAAGAAGTCTTCGGATCATATTGTGATCTTACTAGTACCATTTTTATACTCCTTTCCCTACTAATCAGCTGGGTGGCGGTTGAGAGTTCACAATAATAGCTTCCCCTGAGGGCATCGCTTCGTTGTGGTACGGGTGCTGGCATTCTTTATACTCGGTGGCCAGATGTTGTTCTACAAGTCAGATTACCAGGTCCTTGTAGCATACCCTCGTGAGAGGTCCGAGTGAAACAAAAAACAGTATCACACCTTTTGGGATAGATACTGTAGATTGTCTTGGATTGTCTTCAGAGAGACTAGACGATCTCTGGGTGTCTAGTCCAAGAGGCTGTTGAAATTGCTTTCACGAGATAAATGATATTGAAGTGCAATCAATTTGCAAATCTTTTTTGATAATTCCTCTGGAAATCCTTTGTATATGTGGTGGTCTGTATATGCTTGCAATATGTGATAGCTCGCTATAATGGGAGATGTCATATTATTGATCTCAGTAAAATGGTTCCTTCCTATCCTATAAACGGATTGCAAGGGTTTATTCCTAATTACCTACATGATCTATGTGAATAGTATCTGTCTGCTAATTATATTCTTCACATCCATCCTAGAGACTGTTTCATACTAGGTGGATAAAGGATTACACACACTTCATGTACACATACATTATTCTATATCTATACTTGTAACTATATTTTTTATCTCTAATCCTATAATGGGTTACTATAAGGAAAGTTGCGATTGCTATTGCAATAATCAGAAATAAGAATATTATATGTGTATGTTCACGACAGGCAACGCGCTTACCTCGAAAGAGATAGAAACAATGACCTGAATGACTCTATAGAAATCAACACACAGTTTCATACACATATAGGATTGAAGGCAAGCCTTCGCATAATCGCTATCGTATGAGACTGAATGGTGGTTTTACCTCCGTAAAGGAGATCCATAGTAAGCTTCTGAATCGATGGCCTTCGTATTGGTCATGGCTCTCGATTCGGAGGTAAAGCTCCCAATAATTCCTAATATATACAATATGATAACAGCTCTTGTAAAAATTGATTGGCTCGAAGGAGTCGATCACGGTTACGGAAATGGTTATGTAGCTATTCCACCATGACATAAATACCATTGAAAATTATATGATAAAATTCCTGTTGAAGTACACGGATGACTCACATTTGCTGAAATGATGTGCGAACAAGAAGCTGAAAGACGACCGCAATTTGCTCATATTCCGAATGGATATTGGATCATCTGATTTGATACAGCTCATGGATATGAAAATCAAGAAAACTGTTCACGACAATATGTTTTGTCTGAAATAAACGCATTAGTAGAACAACTTTGAGAATAACTAATAATTCTTTACTTTTATCCCATGTCAGATATACTTGTTGCCAAGTTTGTAATTCGTTCTACATACTGAAACGAACTGATCTATCCAGATAATGATATCGCTCGCAAATTCCTTTGCCTCACAAAGACAAAAACTTTCTCGAAGCAAGATATCGAAACCATCAAGGCTCTTTGATTCAAAGTATCATTTCCTCAACATATAATTTAGTATGTATACAATAATAGAGGCTACCGACATCAGTTCTCTCATAACTCGGGTAAACGATACGATCAAAAAAGGCTATATTCCTACCTGATGAGTATGCGCAACTGCCCTTAAATGAGAGTATCAGGACACTGAGATGTTCTACCAAGCCATGATGAAGGTTCCTTCCGATAATTCATAATATATAACTCATGCAGAAACTCACACACCTACTCAATAGTAAAAATCACAAGGATTTTCAATCGTATCTCAAGAAATTCATATCCGCGACAACATATAAGAAGCTCAAAGATTGATTCGATATATCAAGATCACGCGAACCTATCCAAATGAGTGTATCTAATGCTTACAGCAAGATATATGGCTCTCAAGCAAGCCTCGTCAATATCTACAACATGCTTCGTGAAGAGATTCCAGAAGATGAAGAACCAGGAGACTGGAGAGACTTCCATGATGAAAACCCTCTCTGACCAAAAGCCATTTAATTCCTCATCAATACAAATATGAAAGCAATACTTTTGCTCGCGATTTTCCTATTCTCTTTACTTCCAATACAGATACACGGAGCTATCAACACTGACTGGTGCGATAAAATGTATGATGAACTCTTCTTCAAGGAAGTGCCAGATACCATCCAGAAAGAATGCTCAAATAGATTTATATGGAACGTGAACCGAGAAAAATCTTATTTCAACTAACTTTAGATAAATATGTGACCAAGAGATTTTATACAAATTACTTTAGATTTTAGATCATTCTGACTCGGAATTTGGATCAACTGGGATTTTAAACAGATAGGTATTTGACTCTTGTTTCTACATGTCTCTATTGCTCTCTTGAATCCTTTCCGCCACGAATGAGATTTTATTTCCTTTACTAAAAATTAGTATGCCTACTAAAAAACAAGCTATCCGACACTGAGATGTTCTACTCGTAAAAATAGACAAGCTGCCGACTTGACTCAATAAGTCCTCTTCAAATATCTTTCTCGCATGAAAGAATAACAACCACATGATCGATAAAGGAAGTATATATATCACAAAAGATCCAAATACTCTTCGTGAAAGTGAATTTCTCTATGGCTACTTGGTGGCAAAAGATACTACACTTATCCATAATGAACACTCCCCAATAAGCGACGAAAATAGAAACGCTCTTATTCCAAATGGAGTGTATGAGCTCTTCAAACAAAAAGAAGCCACACCCGATGGTTTCAAGGTAGTTCTCGACTAATATTTCTCATTTATAATAATCTCTCATGCTTACTAAACTCACAAAGAAACAGGAAGAGTTAATTCCTATAATCCGCCAGAAATATCTCGATATGTTCTTTTCTTGAAAGAAACCTGATAAAAAGGTAGTAAAGAAAGGAATAGATATGATGTATGAAGCTTCTGGATATAAAAAACCGAAGATCATCTATACGAAATCTCCTCTTGAAGCCCAACTCATCGCAAATATCCTCGGGAATCCGAAGATTCGTAAAGGTGCTGACGGGTCGAATATCAGGTCGAATATCGAGTCGAATATCTGGTCGAATATCGAGTCGAATATCAGGTCGAATATCAGGTCG